TTTCTGTAGAAAGCTGTATTTGCTTCTCCTTTTGCTTCTAATTCTAATAATCCGCTTTGTATTGCCATTATTGTCAAAGAAATAGAAACATTAATAGGCTCCATTGTTTTATGTCCTATATTCCACTGCGTAGGTAGTGCAGACCCTGCTCTTTTTAAATGTCCTGCTAACTGGGCTAATGCAGAACTTAGTTGTTTTTGGGTTGCTTCTCCTGTTAGCCTTTTATATGCTTTCATTACTTCAGGGTCATTACTTAATCCTGTTGCAGCAAGAGAGTCATTTAACTCTCTAAAAAATCCTTCACTTCCTTCTAACCTACCTAGTTGAACATTTCTAAGTTGTTTTCCTAAATCTGTCGCAGTTTTTCCTATATTTTTTGCTTGTTCCTGGACTAGTTTTTCATAACTTATTCCAGTATTTTTATCTCTAGATAAGTACTTGAACTTAAATTTATCTGCCATTACTTATGAATTTTATAAAAATCCAATATACGTTTAATATGGTCAGGAAAACCTATGTTTTCTCTCAAACTTGTTGATACAGGATTTTGTATCTGTGCACCTGAAATGGTTAAGTTTTGTTTTCTTTCGTCTTTTAAATAGTACTTAACTAAATCAAAACATGCTAGTTTTAAATCTTCCGGTGTTGCTGAATATCCTGACTTGTATACTACTTTTACTGCTCTTCTTCCTTGTGGAAACATTTTGTCTCCTGTTGCAGTAGTTCTAAATATAGTATCTGCATTATAATCTACTACGTAGTCATACTTTCCGCTTGAGTCTGAATTTTCAAATATTAGAGTCGTATATGAGTCTGATTGATTCTTTCTTTCTTCAACTGAAGTCACGCTCACGATTGGACTCTCATCGAGTATTATTGCATTAGTGTATTTATCCTTAATATCGTAATATTCGGTCTTGTCACTAGAATAATAGTCTATAAAACTTGTGCCGCAATATGTTTTTACTGCTTGGCTGATAGCAGGTATGATGACATTAATCTTCGCATTCTCACTTTCTCCAGTAAGTCCAGCGAAGTTTTTGTATTCTCTTAATGTTATTAAATCTGCCATAATTAAAAAGAGGGAGTGTTAGGTACACTCCCTGAAACCTTTAGCTTGTTAAGGTTAACCTTATGAAGCTTTATACATCCAAGCCCACTTAGAAGTAGCACCGTCAATTAAGTCGATAAATCCTAATCTTTGAGAAGCCACTAAGACTCTTCTTTGATTAATTACTTCGTAGTCTGATTCTACTGTTACGCCTCTTAATCTTGGCATTACATAGTTTCTTGGGTTAACAGCGATAGCTGCGAACTTAGATACTGCTGGTGTAGCGAATTCATCACAAAGAAGAACTCTTGAACCGAACACTTGTCCGATTTCACCAGATAACTTAGTTGCCATGTCGCCAACTAGGTTAGCATCTTGGAACTCAGCATCTTCTAATAGTTCGTAGTATGATCTTTGTGAAACAATGTATACTACTTCACTTGGGTTCACACCATATTTACCCATATTCTTTCTCATTTCAAGTAAGTCAGTTGCTACAATTTTATCAGTTGCAAAAGCAGTTGCTGATTGTGTGTAGTCACTGTCATTTCTTGCTAAGTGTAGTAAACCTTCGAAAGAAGCTCCGCTAGTGCCAAATACACCGTCAGCGTCATCACCAGCTAGGATTGAGTTTTCAATTGCTCTAGCATGTGACCTTACCATTGATTCTCTAATTAAAGGAAGGATCGGTAAGATTGCATCTTCTTCAGTTTCATTACCTAAGAATGACTGAGAAATAAGTTTCTTAGTTGAAAGAGTTCTTTCAGACATACTAACCCCTGCATCATCACCATAAGCAGCAGACCTCATATCTAAGTTGTCATTTGCTACAGCAGAACCTGAAGTAAATTCAGCATAACCACTGTCTGGTAAGATTGGGATAATCATGTTTGCAGAAGTCATTGCTACTTCTCTGAATAGAGGAGCTAAGACTAATTCATTTTGAATATCTCTTTCGATGTTAGTTGAAACGATTTGCTCGAAATCAGCTGATGAAACTTGAACACCTGAATGAGTGTTAACTTTTTCCATCACATTTTTAGCAACTTCACTGTCCCATCCTTTACCAGTAGCTAAACCAGCAAATTTTGCGTCAACGATATCTTGCTCAAAAGTTTTTTTCCAATCGCCTTGACCTTGTCTGTCTGAGAAGTGTCTTTTTGACTCTCTCATTTTTACGATTTCTTCTGATTTCTCAGCTAGTTCTGACTCAAGTCCTTTAACAACTTGCTCTAAATTAGAGTAGTCTTCTTTAACTCTAGACTCAACATCATTCATAAGCTTTTCAGCTCCTGATAGACCTGCTTCAACTATAGTTTTAGTTTTTTCCTGATCTGCTACTTCAGCAGCTTTTTGAACTTCGGCGTCGTTAGTTGCTTTTTGAGCAGCTTCGTCTGCAGCCTTCTGTTCAGCAGCTTTTTGTTCAGCTTGTTTCATTGCAATTTCAGCAGCTGTATCTGCAGCTACCTTTCTTGCAAACTCTTCAAGATTGAACTCTGAGTTGCTTTCAGGAGATTTATTTTCTTTTGACATATTTGTCTCCATGTTTTGGGATTCCTCCCGTCCTGGCTGCTCAACATTAACAGCGTCTGCTGATTCTGCTGGGTTAGCCTTATAAAAAGTTTGCTTATACTTGTTGTATTCTTCCATACTATCAAATGATTTGCTCAATCCAAAAGTTGCCCCTTGGTTGCAAGGCACTGATACTACTGAAACTTCAAAAAGCTCCGCGTCCTTTATCTTGTATCCGTCAGTTTCTGTCATATAATCCGCATCCTTGACTTTGAAACCAACAGAAAAAGCTCCAAGGACACCGTCTTTAATTAATTGAGTTACATCACCTGCAGCTTTAGATATCTTTGCAGATATCTCTAAACCGTTTTCTGTAACTTGTAAATCTTTTGCACGACCAATAGGTTTGTCGTAATTGTGATTAAACAAAATAATTGGATTATTTTTAAAATTCTCTAACCCACCTTTTGTCCATGCATCACTTTCGATAATATCTCCAGCTCTATCAAGTCCATTAGTGCTTGCAGAGCCTTTAATATCAACGCCACCGTCTTCTGATTCACCGAGTGCTTTAAAAGTGCTAGTCCAATGATAAATCTTATTTTCCATCTTTCTTCTCCACTTTTTTCTTAGCAGGTGCTTTCTTTTCGACAGGTGCTTCTTTAACTTCTGGTGCAACTACTTCTACAGGATATCTTTTTGATACCACGCTGAGTACTCTACTCCAAGAACCAAATGCTCTTCTTAATAAATAATCCTTAACAGGAACATCATTTCCTTTTGCTTTATAAGCAGGCAAATCTATAGGACCGCCTTCTGCTTTAAAGTAATTGGAAAGAGCTTTTACCATCATATCTTTTGTCATAATTATTCTTCCTCGCTTGGGGCAGCCTCTGAAGGTCTACCTCCTTGTTCCGGATTTACCGCAGAACCCGCTATATTAGCAGGTACTCTTGGTTCATCAAATCCATCCACAGGGTCTTTGCCTAAGGCCTCTCTAGCTTCGTTGGCACTCAATATGCCTGTGTTTACTAAAGTTGCGTAATAAGCTGCTTGGTCTCTTAACTCTGGTTGTAAAGCAGGAATACCTGTTACATCTTCAGATAGTGAAAAACCAAAAAATCTTTCTAGTGCGTATCCTACTTTTTTGACTATCGGTAAAACAGTCTCTAAGTAATATAGTCTATGGTTAGGTCTTATGTTTGCGTTATTGCCTCCATCCATTAAAATTGGTGGTATTCCCATAGCTTCTAGAATAATTCTTTCATTTGCTTTTATGGACTCTGCAAAATCTAGTTCTTTAAAATTTATCTTTGTTAAAGGGTCAACTTCTAACCCTCCGTCTAATATTAGAGGTCTTCTACCTCCAGTATTAGGATTATACCTCATACCCCAGGCCTGCATCATTCTTTCTTTTACTTTCTCAGAAAGAGTATTTGGTGATTTTAAGACTAACCCTGGAACTGCTCCATTCTTAAAAAAGTTATCTTGAAAATTTCTCATGCTACCAAGTAGTTGCATAGTTCTGTAAGCTGGTTTTAGCCTTGGAACTCCCCTGTAAATTGAATTGAAACTATTTTCTTTTATGTGTATAATTTCATCAGGGCTGTAATCTATTGAGTTATCATATGAATATCTTTCTACATATGTTTTGTCATCAGTATGGATTGTTACTTTATCTGCTGGTAAATGATAGAGATGAGCTCCATCAAAGTAAATAAAGATGTTTCCATCTATAAGTAAGTCAATTATTAAATTTCTTTTAAAAGCACTAACATCTTGAAAAGGGTTAGGCTCAATATTTAGTAGTAAATTTACTTTTGACCTACGAATATTTTTAAGAACGCTAGTAGTACCTACGAACTTTTCTCCTACAGCGAAGGGTATTTCGGAAACGTCATCAACAATCATATTGACTGCTCTATTAACGATTTCTAACTGTTCATAGGCATTTCTGTAGTTAGTAATTATTTCCCTTGAGTCAATAGTCATACCCTCATTTCGGGATATTACATATTGAGCAGGATTCAATTTTTCATCGTCCACTACTGGAGTTCTGCCTAATAATCTATCATACCATGCCATATTTGTCTCTCTGCTTCTCGACCCATCTTTTTTGTTTCTCTGCGTGTATCAACTTGGGTCGTTTTCCATAAATTGAATGTAATTTCATATGGTGACTGTGGCAGAGTGTTACAGTATCCTCGTAAAGTTCTTTGTAGTGTTCATCAATAAAGGCTTGTCGAATCTCTAGTATTTCTTGCTCGTTTTCAATAATTAATTTTTTCTTTTTTATCCAAGTTTCTAGTAGTTCTGTAAGCCCGTGATAGTGATGAAAATCTAACTGTTCGGTACTTCCACAGATATAACAATCGCTTGATTTTTTATATTGTGATTTCGCTTTATCTCGTACGTATTTAACTAAATCTCTTTTGAAATTCATATTTCTACTCTTAATTAGAATTATACCAAAAACATACAGCAAATGTCAAGAACTGTTTTTTGTAGGTGTTATTAAAACGTTGTGGCTGTAGTTTCAAATGTATATAACGCATATCGCATAGCATCAGCCATATGGGATGCCATATTATGCTTTGGTTTCTCTTTTAATAAATTAGGGTTTGGGTCCCATTGATATTGGTCTAGTGATATTAAGGCTTCTTTACAAGTCTGATTAACAATAAGTTCATCATTATCAACTACTGTTGCAACATGTCCTATACCATCAAGTACTGATTTTTTAGCATTGATAGTACTAATATCATAATTTTGTGCAAAGTCGTATCTTGTTTGTTGAGCTGCAGAGTCAATGTAAATGTAATCAATGTCCCATTTATGAATTAATTTTTGAATCTTCATTGCGTGGTGTTCTGTAGTCTTCTCCGCATCCATATATTCATCTATTAGATAATATTTTCTTTTATCCCAGTCGTAAGCAATTACACAAAATGCTGTAGGGTCTTTGTAACCTACGTCAAGACCCGCAAAAACATCCATCTGACTAACATCAAGTTGTGATAAATCTGCTATACATTCTTCATGGTTAAATGCCCAGACTTGGCCTTCATAGACATTAAAGTCTGCTAAGTACTCTTGTGCAAATTCATTCTCAGACATTGTTTTCTTTGCTTCAATAATATCTGATTCTGCTACACGAGGATTTTCATGATAAGTTGCTTTTACTGAACACCACTCTGGAAACTCCTCACTAAAACCTCTGTAGTAAAACTCAGCAAAGTAATTATTTCTACCCCTTGGAGTAGATATAAAGATTGCTTTTGAGTTTTCTTTGTCTAGTGTGGGCCTGAGCGCAACATTGAAAGCATCCCTCCCGTCTGTGAGAGCGGCCTCGTCGAATATGATGAGA